GGAGACGAAACGGATACTATACGGAGACGAAACGGATACTATACGGAGACGAAGCGTGATAAACGCGGGATACGAAGTGGATACGAAGTGGATACGAAGTGGATACGAAGTGGATACGAAGTGGATACGAAGTGGATACGAAGTCTATGAATTTTTTATTCAAGATTCATATTGATAATATTCCACATGATCTTAATAGTAAAAAAGATATTGACGATTATTGTAAGAAATTTTGGGCGGAGAACAAAGAAATTATAAATAACAAAAAAAATATTAAGGCAAAGCGTCAATTGTCTGCTTATAACATATACGTTAAGGAAAAATACGAAGAAGTTAAAATTAAATACCCTAATATGAAAAACACAGATGTTCTTATCACATTGGCAAAAATGTGGCAAACACAAAAAGAAATAAATAAGATAAAGTTAGAATATCACGTTGACGAAGAAGTACCATCATCAAGCGAGGAATAATTTTATTAATATCCTCTAACTTCCAGTCTTTGTTGATTAACTCCGTAAGGAGTATCACTTGAATTAATTGGAATATTTGGCGAGATTCCATTTTCATTATGTGGCACACTCCATTTATCAATCGTATCAACATCATTGCTAATACAATATTGTGTCCCACCATATTTTAAAACCTCTTTTTTACATTTTTTATCACTATCCAAAATATATAGTAAAGATGAAAATCTCATATTATAATAACTATATAATTCTTTATACATATTACTTTAATATTATTAATTAAAATATTTCTTATATCTTTTCATATTCTTCATAATCACTTTTACTTTCATCATTATCATGACAATCCGCACTCATCATGTTATTTAGATTATTGTATTTATCTTGTAAAATATCAAATTTATATTTTAATTCTAAAAAATCTAATTGTTTATTATAGTAACATTCTTTTAATTTACTATTATTTTCTTTTTCTTTTTTTACCTCTTTTTTTAACTTATCAATCTCTTTTTGTAATAAAAAATTATTAGTAAAATAATAATCAACATAGTCATAACAACCAAACATTGAATGTAAGTTATTATACATATTATTTTGTTTTAATTATAATATCTAAATATTTTTATATAATATCATTTAATTATCCTAAACCCCCCAATCTTCTTTTTTACCTCCATAGTATTTATTAGCATATCCTTCTATCACCATTATATCATTTATATTAACTCCATCCTTATAAAGGATCGCAAGAGGCCTCCCATATTTATCAAATTCTCCAAATTTAACATCTATATAATTATTATTTGAATTATATATTAATTCTCTTATTTCCTTACGCGTATATTCTTTATTATTATCGATTACTATATTTGTTAATATATTTATTAAATAATTTCTTGCTATTATGCCAAGACTTTTTTGCTCTCCTTTTAATTCAGGTGTATCAATGCCTTCCAAACGAACATTTATTTTAACTATATTGAAACCTTCTAAAAAAAGCCCAATAGTTATAGTATCACCATCATATATATCTAATATTTTACACTTAGATTCTTTTTTGGAGAAAGAAAATTTGGGTGTATTATAATATGTAGCATTTTCCATTTAATATATATTATTGTTTAATGTTTTATATATATAGATAATAATGGGAAAAATACCTTATATTTTTGTTTTTGATATAGATAAAACTATTTTAGGGGATGTTGGTTATATTTTAAGCGAACATCAATTCAATAAAAATATTATTGATATGAACAAAGAATTAATAAATAGTAAAAAAATTAATTATAAATATGATTTTGAAAAGGATCTTCTAAAAGGATTATTGAGGCCATATTTTATAGATTTTCTAAAATTCTGTAGAAAAAAATTTAAAAAATGCGAATTTTATATATATACCATGTCTAGTTATGAATGGACCAATAATGTATTAATTAAAATAATAGAAAAGGCTACAAAAATAAAGTTCAGTAAACCATATTATACGCGAGAAAATTCTATTCCTTATAAAGGTAAGAGTTTAAATTATATTACAGAACATATAAAAAAAAAATATAATACAACTGAAGATGTAAGTCAAAATATAGTATTTATAGATGATATAGTAAATAATACAACTGTTTATAAAAATAGACAAATAGTATGTCCTGTATATGAAAATACTATATATAGAGACATATATCAAAATTTAATTAATGTATATGGCGAAAAAATGTTAAAAAATAGCGAAATGCAAGTAATGTTTAAAAAATACGATATACCATATTATGATGAAAATAGCAAGGATATATTAGCTAATAACAAAGAATATTTTGAGATACATAAATTAATTAAAATAAAGGAAGCGGAATTATATAATAAAAAATATCAAAATGACGTTTTCTTTAAAAAACTTATTGAAAAAATAACAGATTTATCTAATAAAAACATTAAAGATATTAATAAAGAGATTGATAAAATAGTATTTCAAAATTAATTACATACATATCTCATCATAATATTCATAGTATATAATTCTTGGTTTAATAATTTAAAAGCATACGGCATTCTCACTTGAGCAATATCCGTATTATTCTTACAATTTTTACAATTGTAAATATTTTTATCAGTATTTACATTCGCCTGCATACCACAATATTTACAAATAAATACCCTATAATTATCCGATACGTGAAGCATTCTTTCCGCAAGAAAGTTAGATGTCCCATGTGCGATAAAGCAATCCCTTTCCATTTCACCCAATCTCAATCCTCCAGAGCGAGCTCTCCCTTCACTTGGTTGTCTTGTTAACATAACAATAGGACCATTTGAACCACGCGAATGAATTTTATCAGTTACCATGTGTTTTAATCTTTGGTAATATGTGGGGCCGATAAATATCTCCGTTCTAATTTGCTCTCCTGTGCGCCCATTATATAAAATTTCATTTCCATATCTTTCCATTCCAGATAATTCTAAAACTTTGGCAATATCTTCAACGGAACAATCATTATATGGCGTTGAATCACCGAAAGAACCAATATGACATCCGGCTTTTCCCATAATACATTCCATAAGCTGTGCGATAGTCATACGCGATGGAATAGCATGCGGATTCATTATAATATCTGGAACAATACCATCTTTTGTAAAAGGCATATCTTGGTGATTATATGTCATGCCAATAGTACCTTTTTGAGCACTACAACTCGCGCATTTATCGCCAATTTCAGGCTTTCTATTTTTGCGAATACGAACTTTACAAAATTTATAACCTTCGCTATTAATTCCATTATAATTCATATCTACGTATCCATCGTCATTATTTTTCATAACTAAACTATTGTCATTATATACTATCTCCCCATTAATTTTTTTAGGCATTACTTTTCCTACCAATACATCATTACCATTAACATATGTATTTTTAGGAACAAATCCATCACTATTTAATTTTGAATAAGAATAAGGTTTTTGAACAGATTTATTTTCAGGATTTGTAAATATTTCCTCTTCTCCTGTACTATGATTTTTATTACAAACATCTCTAACCGCTTTATAATATGTACTTGTAAATAATCCTCTATCTAATGCAGATTGATTAACCATAATACTATCTTCTTGATTGAAACCGGTATGAGTCATGATTGCTACTATAGCATTAACACCCGATGGCAATTTATGCGCCATAGTATATTTTGATAATTTAGTACATACAAGAGATTTTTGCGGATAATTTAAAATGTTCCCCATAGTATCTATTCTTTTATTGAAATTACTCGCATAAATACCTAATGCTTGCTTTCCCATCGCACATTGATAACAATTTCTCGGCGATTGATTATGGTCGCTGAATGGAATATTAACACCTAAAATACCATTAATAAGACTTGGATGAATTTCACAATGCGTATAGCAAGGAGGTAAAGCAGTTCCTTTAATTCCTTCTTCCAATTCACTAGGAAATGTGGCTATCATAGCATTATTAATTTCGTCACAATCTAAATATTCTATAAACCCTTCTTCGTCAATATAACTATCTGGATCATCTGGATATTTAGAAGTTTCATTAGGTACTATAAAATAGTCAAAATGTTTATCTTTAATATATTCCTGAAATGTAATTTGTTTTCTTTTTAGAATTTTAGTAATTCGCAAAACTCTTTCATTAGTTTTAGCATCATAATCTACTATGTACAAAGGGCGAAACATTCTTCCCGCTTCCGTACTAATAATGATATTAGAACGTTGAATATTCCAAACAACCGATGTCATAGGATGAATAATACCACTTCTTTTATAATGCTTGAGTTTGTTATACAATTCTTGAGGTTTATTATAATATCCAATAATATCTCCATTAACCATAACATAAACATTATTAATATCTCCCATATTTTTTAAGAATTCAATAGACGATTTATTACCATTAAAATCATAAGTATCGTCATAAATAACAACACCGAATTCTAATAATAACTTACGAATATGGGTGCTATTCATGGAAATAGAAATGCTTGTACTCAAAGCCATATTTTTTACAAGACCAACCGAGCTACCTTCTGGAGTTTCCGCAGGACATATCATTCCAATTTGCGAATTATCAAGTTTGCGCGGTTGTACTAATTTTCCATTCTTTTCCATAGCAGTATTAATTCTTCTTAAATGCGACAAGGTGCTCGCATAAGACATTCTATTAAGAACTTGTGAAACACCTTGTTTAATATTTTGAAATGTTCCCATGCTTTTAATTCCCCAATTTCCCGTTGATAAAGAGTATTTAATCCACGATTCAAGTAAAGATTGCTTGAAAAATCTATGAATACTAATTTCTGATATAATGTTTGAAATAGGTGTGTTTGCGTTGCCTCTCCATAATCCCAATTCCTTCTCTATAGCAGATTTTAGTTCCTTTGTCATTTTACCATAACATTGGCGGAATAAATTACTCATTAAAATACCGGGAGTATCTACGCGCTTATTGATATAAGAGTCGCGATTATCATAAGTATCATATCCTAAATATATTCTGATCATTTTGCGAATAATATAACCTACATATAATGCCTTTCTTCTGTAAGATTTACCGACATGTGGTAAGAAATCATTTGTTAAATTATTATGTAGAAGTTTTCTATTTTCAGAATGTTCATTATTTTTATTAGCACCAATCATAATTTTAATTAAAACATTTTCAGCCTGTTCTTGTGTAGTAATATCACAAGAATCTTCGCAACATGCCATTAATTCATTAATAATTCGCTCATTTTTTTCTTGGTCTATATCATATACAATATGATAAATGATCTCTTTATCACTAATAATACCAAGAGCGCGAAATATTATAAATACTGGAACTTCAGAACGTAAGAAAGAAGTATTGATGCGAATAATTCTACCCATATGATTTAATTTACCACTCATATTTAAACAGGTTGTTTTAGGAGGGAGATATGAAGCGTCATTTATTGACCTAATTTCGGCATACAATCCTTCGCTATTATTATTAGGTTGAAATACAAGCGTTTTATTCTCATTAATTCTATCTTGAGAAATCAACACTTTTTCATTACCATTAATAATAAAATAACCGCCAAAATCATAGATACATTCATTATTATTTTCTTCACATAATCCTGGAATTTGACTTGAAACACATAATTTTGATTTAACCATAATAGGGATTTTGCCAATATATATATTATTAACAGTTTTATCAAATTTTTCAGTCATTCCGTTTTTATTAGTTACCTCAGTTATTATATGAACGTTAACATATACACTACTTGAATATGACATGTTATTCATTCTAGCAATATGAGGCGTCATAATATTTTGCGTTCCATCGGGTAATTGATAGCAAGGTTTTGTAACACTGGGTTGTAAAATATTAATTGAAATACAATAAGTATTATCAGAATTTAGATCATTTTTGGGATTTGTCACCTTTATTTTAATAGGATTAAAACCGGCAATAATTTGACCTAATGTAGTATCAATAAACTTATTGTAACTATCAATTTGATGTTTTACTAATGGGTTTGAAGATTCCGGAGAACCTCCTTTTTGATAATAAGTATCAAGAATATCCCAGCAGTTATTTGATTCAAACATTAGAATTAGTTAGTTATATTAATAATTAAATTCTTAAATATCAATTTTTAATTTTATTATTAAACGCATAAAAATGTTCTAAAATTGATAAAAAATGATTTTACCTTAATTATAATTCTTTTAAGCAACAGGCTTATACTACAACTCAGTGAAATCTCTTTTAAGAAGAAGGAAGTTCCCAAGCAACTTTATCAATCAACCAAGAAAGAATAATGACCACCATCAATACTCTTTTCAAGGCTCACGTTGAGGTTATGCCGGAAATTCTTAACACTAAAAAGGAAGTCGACGAGTACTGCAAACAATTCTGGATGGAGCAAAAGGACAAGATCAAGGAAGCCAAAGCTGCTGAAAAAGCGGCTAAGGCGGCTGATGCCAAAAATCCTAAGAAAAATAAGAAGGTTGATGAGGATGGCAATGTCAAGGAAAAGAGAGCTCCCTCGGCTTACAATCTCTTTGTCAAAGAGAAGTACGCTGAAATCAAGGAGGAAAATCCAGAAATGGACAAGACCAAGATTTTTGAAGAATTGGCTCGGCTTTGGAACATTCACAAGCAAGAAAAGAAGGATGTTGCCGAGCCTGTTGCCGAGCCTGTTGCTGAGCCTGTTGCCGAGCCTGTTGCTGAGATTAAAGCAAGTGAAGACTTTAGCGAAATTGAGGAAGTTAAGGATGATGTAAAGCCCAAGAAAAAGGCGGTTCGCAAGTCTATCAAGAAAAAGGATACGCCACCTCCCGAGGCAAATAGTGACGAAGACGAATAAACTAACCTTTGATTGATATTATATGTTATATATATTTTTATATTTTTGTATTTTATTTTTTGAAATTACATTATACAAAAAACGGCATTTGATAAGTAAAAAATAATAAAAATTGATTATAATATTTTATTAATATTATTAACCATGACTACTACCAATGCTCTCTTCAAATCATATATTAAAGATATGCCCGATATTCTTAATAGTAAAAAAGAAGTAGCAGATTTCTGTAAAAATTTCTGGATTGAACAAAAAAATAATATTAAAGAACCTAAAAAAAATAATAAATTAGATAAAAATGGAAATGTAAAGGAGAAAAAAGCACCTAATGCTTATAACCTATTTATTAAAAATAAATATTCTGAAATTAAATCTCAAAATCCTGAAATGGATAAGACTAAAATTTTTGAAGAATTAGCAAAACTTTGGAATGCTCAAAAGCTAAATGCTAAAGAAGACCCTAAAGAAGACACTAAAGAAGACACTAAAGCGGAAGCTAAAGAAGACACTAAAGCTGAAGCTAAAGAAGACACTAAAGCTGAAGCTAAAGAAGAAGCAAAAGAAGACCCTAAAGCAGAAGCTAAAAGTTCCGTAATTGATCCATCGGATATATTTGCCGAAATTGAAGAAAATAAACCTAAGAAAAAAACACAAACGAGAACAAGTAAGAAATAATTTATTTAAAAATATAATATATCATATATATATTATGAAAAAAATAATAGCTATATGTGGAGCTAAAAGAAGTGGAAAGGATTTATTAGCAAAACATATAATTAATAAATATGGTTATGAAAAAATATCTTTCGCAGAGCCTTTAAAAGAAATTGTTAAATTGATTTTTAATTTTAATGATATTCAAGTTGGATTGGATGAATGTTCTAATAATAATGATGGTATAGAAAAAGATATTATAGATGATAGATGGGGAATAACACCTCGCAAAGCATTACAATTTATTGGAACGGAAGTATTACAAAATAAAATACAAGAATTAATACCTGGTATCAAAAGAGACTATTTTGCTAATATATTATTATCAAAAATTAAAAATGATAAATATTATGTTATAACTGATTTGCGATTTTTACATGAATATGAAAAAATTAAAAACTTAGATGTTTTTTTTATTAGGATCATTAGACCCTCTAATATTAATAACGATTTACATAGTTCCGAAACAGAATATATGAAGATACCATGTGATATTGAAATAATTAATGACGGAAGTATTAAAGATTATATCAATAAGTTTGAAGCAATTATTCATTGATACAATTATATTTTTTAATACAATTTTCTACAGATGTCTTAATATCGGGAATATCTGGATACAATTTATATAATTTATCTGTTGATAGCTGTATATTAGACCTTTTAGATAATAATATTTTATTTTGCTCTTCGATTGAAAAATTCTTCCATTCAAATGAATTATCAACATGTTTTTTATACATTTCTAAAATTTCATTATGTGAGATGATACCTTTATTTACCATGTTAAATGTTCCAGTCGTTTTATTAATCATCATATCATAAATTATAGGATACATATCTTCTAATACTGTCATTGAATTATACATAGAGCATATCTTTTCATATTTTAGAATTTTAGTAATAAAATTTCTATTATGCTCGTAACCAACTATTGGCATTCGTATTCTTAAGTTTAATGTATTATCATTAAAAAATTGTTGTAATCTATCAGTATAACCTTTTACTATTGAATATGATGAACCATAAAAATTGGGTTTTTCATCGTCTTTAATATAGGAAGATTGCGGATCATCTGCTGAAAAAATACAACCTGTCCCCAAATACGTATAATGTATATTATATTTTTTTGATAAAATAGATAATACTAATGGAGAATATAAATTGTCTCTTAAATTATCTACGAGTTTTCCAGGTTGTTCTAAATAATCAATAGTGTTAAAATCACCTCCATAAGTTCTTCCAATAAACGATATGATATGCGTGGGGCAAGTTTCAATAATTTCTTTTTCAACATCTTCTTCATTATCAGCTCGCGATTTAGCTTTTATATATTTTATATTTTTATCGTCTAAAAATTTACAAAATTGATGACCTATCCATCCATTCCACCCGTAAAATAGAATTTTCATTTACTAATAAAATGTACATTGTTTTTATATATTATCATTTCATAATCGCTGGTAATTTATCATGTGACTTATAATTTATTAGTTTAAAATCTTCAAAAACTAGTGATTCGATCCAATTAATTTTTTCATCAATAGTGGTTTCTATTGCTGGCGCTATTTTATTTATAATAATATCTGGGTTTTTATATATTTCATTATTTAATTGTTTTTTTACAGGTTCTGTGTGTTCTTCATATATATGGGCGTCACAAATAGATAGACATACTTCTGAAGTTTCCATATGTAAAACTTTAGCCAGTATTTTTGTTAACAATCCTGTACTTGCTATATTAAATGGAAGCCCTAAAAATAAATCAGAACTTCGCAATGTCATATGACACGATAAACCTTTTTTTGTTTTATTAAAAATATATAGAATATGACATGGAGGTAACGCCATTTTATCTAAATCAACAGGATTCCATCCCGATAAAACAGCACGTCGACTATTATCGGGTTTCATTAATTCCTCTAATAGATATCTAATTTGATCTTTTCCCATATTGTCATTACTCTTATTAGAATAATCTTTGCCAAATTTACGCCATTGCCATCCATAAACAGGCCCCAATTCACCCTCGCTATAATTTGTTAAACCAATGCTATCTAAATATTGCCGCGTTGAATTACCAGTCCATATATTGATATTTTTTTCTTTTAGTTCGTTAGCATTAACAGAACCTCTTAGAAACCATAAAAGTTCTTCTACAACTCCTCTAAAAAACATTTTTTTAGTCGTTAATAATGGAAATGAATTATGATTCATATCAAATGATATCATGATACCGAAATTGGAATATACTTTTCCATTGCGCGTATCTTTAATTTCACCATTAGTTAATACATCATTTAATAAACTTATATATCCCTCTTCGTTTTTATAATACATTTATTGTAATATTATATTCATTAGATTTTATATAATATTAAAAAAAAGAGTACATAATTTTATTTTTTAATGATTTTCATAACTTTTTACTTTTTTAAAGATTTATTAAAATTATGTACTCTTTTTAGAAGAATGAAAAATGTTATTATTGGTACCGGAATATCTGGATTGTACTTAGCATATAAGTTAATTAAAGTTGAAAATGTTAATCCAGATGATATTGTAATCTATGAAAAACTTAATCGCATAGGAGG